ACCCCCGCCCCAGGTTCAGCGGAGTCATTGAGACTCCATCTCAGCCGTTCATTGAATAGACACGTGTACAATCAGGATCTGTGATTCGTGAAGCGAATCTGACGGAAGATTGTACACTATTCTCTATCTCATTAATACGCGTGGCAAGCTCTCATTGGATATTGAGTTAGTGGGAATCTTATCTTTTCACGCGGTTTGCTTTTAACGCGCTTTGCTTTTAAGTGGGTCCTACATTACTTTCGTTCCACGAAAGCACGTGCTATCTTCTCAAGGAAGCTTTGGTATATATCGTCTTTAAATACAAAGCTTCTTCTTCGTTTGGAAGTTGCAGAAAAATGGCAGATTGGTTTTCTAGTCCTTTGAAGACATGTACACACGTCTGCGACTTCCCTTCTCTTGCTGGAAATCCACAGCAAGAGTTTATGTGTTGTGATAGCATGAAAGACAAGCTCAACGATTCAAGAAAGGTTCTGCTTGTTAGTTGCAGTGTGAGCTTCAATGGTAGTTTCTATGGTGGAAACAGGAACGTTCGTGGTCAGTTGCAGATATCTATGATGGAAGACGACGGTGTTTGTCGACCGATTGGATATTTACCAATTGGTGGTTATCTGTATCATAATGATTATGGCTATTACGAAGGTCAGAGGACGTTTAATCTCGACATCGAGTCTCAGTATTTGAAGAAAGATGAAGATTATAGAAGAAAATTTATAATTACCGTTCTTAATGAGAACGGGTTAGATAGTCAGTGTGATTTGAAAATGTTTATTGTACATTCACTCAGAATCAAAGTGTAATTAGTTGTGATGATGTAATTAATAATAATTGTTATTACTGACTAATATCATTTATATTATTATTATTGTTTTTTAATTACTCCGCGTAGCGGTATGCTTCAGCCCAATAGGCCCAATAGTCTCAAGGCCCAATAGAAGATGACGTCATTTGATCCCGTGCTGAGCTGGGGCGGGGCTTAGTATT